GAAGGTGTACTCGTAGTAGTCGGTCTTGAACATGTCGGGATGCTTCTCGCCGTACTGCTTGTGGAAGTCAGCGATCTCCGGCTTCATGAGTAAGTAGAGTGCGTCCTGTATCTGTTGCTTGATCGTGTCGATGTTGGTTGTGGGCACATCGTCCATGATCTTGCTCACGATGCGGGAACGCGCTGAGTCGTCGAGGTATGTAGCCATTTGCTTTCTCCTTATCAGTTGGGTTTGCTTAACTTGTGGACACCTTGTCCACGAGTTTCTTTTTCGCAGGGCGTGTGGGCCTTGCGGGTGGTGCGCGGCGTTGCTCTGCTGCACGCCACGAGATGAGCGCCGGGGTGTGGCGCACCTTCCTCCTTTCTTCTTCAGTGAGTTGATTCCATAAGTTATTTATGAGAAGTCGTTGTTCCTCAGTGGCGTAGTCCTCCCAGTCTGCGAACTGAGCGTGGGGGATGCGATGGGTGGGTGAGTTGGGGTTGGTGGGGGCGTTGATGATGCCGTTGATGTGGGCCTTGATGCGTTGGAGCAGCACCCGGTACGGGAGCAGGAAGTGGGCATAGAGTTGGTCGGGTGGTGCGGTCGGGGTCTTGGGGTAGCGGTAGTTGATTTGGCCCTGAGTCCATAGCAGTTCCTTTCTGAGTGAGTCGAGTGCGGGTTTGTAGGTGGCGCGGTCTGCCTTGCGCCATGCCTTGGCGATGGCTTGCGCTTGCTTGGCCTTGGCGTTGTCCCGGCGCTTGTCTATCCAAGACTTGCCGACCAGCGGGTGCAAGTCACCCGAGCCGATGCGGTTTTGGATATGTTTGATGGTGGTGTTGGTTGGCTTGCGCTTGAGTGCGGCGCGGCAGGTTTGGCACAGCGAGGAGACATAAAGGATGCGGCGCTCGCCGCTGTAGCCTCGGCCAAGGGCTTCCTTCTTGCTCATCCAAGCGCGGAACTTGGCGGTGGGTTGAGTGGTGTTGCAAGATGTGCAGATGCGTGTGTCGGGCATCGTTTTGCTCCTGTTTGGGGGTGTTTTGTGGACGGCATACCCACTTGAAGCCGTTTGCGTCCCGGATTCCACACTAGTGGACATTTCCTGGACAGCGGGAGCGCCAGTGTTGGCGCGGGTTGCGGGGTTTTTGTCTCAACATACCTATCTCATTTTAGAGTGCACTTAGGGAAAGACCAACTTCCCGGACAACAAGAGCGTCCACCGCATACACACACTTACTTATCCTTTTTTATATAGATATAGAGATAGGTAAGTAAGGGGTGGTTGTGGGTGGACGCTAGGATTGACGCGGGTTTGCGGGTGTCCACGCGATGTCCACTAGTGTGGGATCGAGGACGCGATACCCACTCAGGGTTTTTACTAGGGTATCTCCACAAGATGTTGTGGACAAGTTGTCCACGAGTTAGAAACCGAGGCGGCGCAGTTCGGCTTGCCACTCGGACTCGTTGGCGCGGTGCTTGATCTCGTTGGCGCGTGCCTTGGCCTTGCGCTCTTCGCGCAGGGCTTTCTTGATCTCGCGGCCAGTGTTGCGGTCGATGGTCTTGGTGGTGAATTGCTTCTTCATGGTCATTGCTCCTTAGTCGAGGTTGATAGCGTTGAGGGAGGTGGTGCTTTCGTAAGCCGCGATGCGCCGCGCCTTACGCATTTCTTCTTCGGCTTCGACCGCGTGGACATACGCCACTGCTTCGGCCAAGGTGTCGAACACTTTGCGGGGGTTCAAGGGCATGGACAGGAAGGTGAGCAAGACGCCCCCTTCAACGGGTTCAATGCGGATGGTGTGAACCATGATTGCTCCTTTGACAAGAAAAGAAATAGCGGCGACCCCCTCGCAGGAATCGCCGCCGGGAAAACTCGTGGACGAACTGTCCACAAGTTACTTCTGCAAAGAACGAAGCAGAGCCAAGGCTTGCTTGATCTGCGCGGCCTTGTCTTTGCCCTCGAACTCTGCGAGAAACAAGTTAGCGGCACTAGTCATGGCTCGCGTGAACTTCACGGGCTTGCTCTTGCTGTTCCCCTTGCGCTTGGGCAGATCAACGCTTGGGAAGCAAGCGGCAAGAACCCGTGATGTAGCGCGTGACGCATCGCAGTCGCGCACCGCCCAAGTCTCGCCGCGTTGACCCATCACGATGCGAGCGTTGTACTTCTTAGCCGCCCACAGCATGACGAACGGCCGCGCAGTAGCGCGGTCGCCAATGCCCAGTGCCAGCAATCTCTCGCAGAAACTCGTGGACGAGTTGTCCACATCCTCGAACACTGCGGCCATCGCCGCAGTGACGACCAAACCCTCAAACACTTTCTTGCTCATGTCATTGCTCCTAGAAACGAAAAAGCCCCGTGTGTGGCACAGGGCAAACCAATCGGCCAAGTCTCCCCAACCGATGCCTCTATTTTAACACAGCGTGTTTTGTAGCCTTGCGCGCGGTGCGTACTTCGCCGCGCCGCGACCCCACCCTACCCCCACCCCCCGATTGCTGAGCAAAGGGGACGGCCACACAAGAACACTAATCCCCAGCCGCACCGCCCATTTTTTAAAACCCTAGACACACCCCCTTCTCCAATCCCGCGCCAACCCCCCACCCCACTACAAAAATTTCGGGAAAACCCTGTAAAACATTTGACACCACACCAGAAAAAAAAGCCCCGCGCTTTTCAGCCGGGGCGTAAGTCAGCTTTGCAACTGAGAGGAGAAGCGACAGACAAGTTGCCTTGCTGTCGTTTATTAGTGTACAGTCCGCGCAGCAAAAGGGAAGCCCCATGCTGGAACATCTGGTGCACTTCAAGCCGGAAATCACCAAACCGGACGGATTCGTGGAACTTGAGAAAGTGTCCGCCGAAGAGCTTTTGTCTGCGCAAGTGCGCACTGCCGACTGGCTTCAAGAGTTAGGCGCAGTTGATGACGAAGCTATAACTGCACCTTTTGAAAAAGAAGCGGCCCGCCAAGCCTTTGGTGCACTGGCCACCGCGCAAGATAAGACGCTCCAGCATCAAGCACTTTCCCAACTTAAAACTCCCGCAGCCGTGCGCCATCTAACTGGCATGCTGACGGCCTACGACTGGGAGTTTGTTGAGCAGGCCAAAGAACTGCGTGGCTACACGGTGGCCAAGCTGCTCGAAGAAACTCAGAGTTCCAACGCCAATATCCGCTTGAAGGCGCTTGGTTTGCTGGGCAAGGTCACAGAAGTGGGCTTGTTCACCGAGAAGATCGAGATAAAGAAGACGGAAATGTCCGACGCTGACCTTGAGCAGCGCATCAAGGACAAGCTCAACCGTTTTATGAACGTCACCGACGTTATTGATGTGGGCGCAGAAGAACCGGACCACGCCCAGCCGACCGATGAATCTTCAGACGCTGACCAGTCTCACCCCGCGTGAGCTTTCTGCCATCCAGGCGGCTCTGCCAAGCATGTCTTTGGCGGAGAAAATGGAGCTTTTTGAGGACTTGGAGGAGCGCGAGCGCCGACTTTCGCGTGATCTGGCCCAAAAGAACCTCATTGGCTTCGCAAAACACGTCTATCCGGGGTTCAAGGTGGGGCCGCACCACAAAAAGCTGGCGCGCATCTTCGAGGACGTGCTTGCGGGCAAGAAAAAGCGGGTGATCATCAACATCGCGCCCCGTATGGGTAAGTCTGAGTTCAGTTCTTACTTGTTTCCGGCGTACTTCCTGGGTAAATTCCCCGAGAAGAAGATCATCATGGGCACGCACACCGCGTCCCTGTCAGAAGACTTCGGACGGAGGATCAGAAACCTGATCGACTCGGATGAATACGCCGAGCTTTTCCCGGAAACGCTGGTGGCTGAGGACCAAAAGGCGGCAGGTAAATGGAGCACATCTAGAGGTGGCCAGTACTACGCCGCAGGCGTAGGTGGTGCTCTGGCTGGTCGCGGCGCTGATCTGTTTGTTATTGACGATCCACACTCTGAACAGGACATAAAGATCAACAGCCGCCTTGCGTTCGACACGGCGTGGAACTGGTTCCAAACAGGCCCGCTGCAACGCTTGATGCCAGGGGGCGCCATCATAGTCATCATGACGCGGTGGTCACTTCTTGACCTAACCGGGCGCTTGATCGACTACCAGACCAAGAATCCCGAGGCTGATCAGTGGGAAGTCGTGGAACTGCCCGCGATCTTGCACGAAAACACTGAGAACGAGAAGTCTCTGTGGCCAGAGCAGTGGCCACTGGACCAACTCAAGTCTAAAAAGGCCAACCTAGACCCCAGGTTCTGGAACGCTCAGTACATGCAGCAGCCTACGGCTGACGCTTCTGCCATTGTGGGGCGGCACCTGTGGCGCATCTGGCCAAATGATGATCCTCCGCCGTGTGAGTACATCATCCAGTCTTGGGACACGGCCTACGAGACAAAGACAACCTCCGACTTCAGCGCCTGCACGACGTGGGGCGTTTGGTACAACGAGGAGGAGGGCAACAGCCCACAACTGATGCTGCTGGACGCGTTCAAAGACCGGATGGCGTTTCCCGAACTCAAGCAAGTCGCGCTCAAGCACTACAAGGAGTGGGAGCCTGACGCGTTCATCGTGGAAAAGAAGGCTGCAGGCGCTCCGCTTATGTATGAACTGCGCAACATGGGCATCCCAGTGGCGGAGTACACGCCTTCGCGCGGCAATGACAAGGTGGTGCGGATGAACGCGGTGGCTGACCTGTTCTCCTCCGGCAAAGTCTGGGCACCCGACACGCGCTGGGCGCGGGAGGTGATCGAGGAGGTAGCGGCGTTCCCAGTAGGCGAGCACGACGACTTCGTAGACACTATGACCCAGGCGCTCCTGCGGTTCCGCCAAGGGGGCTTCATCAGTCTGGACTCAGACGAGAAGGAAGACACGTTCTTCCGCGCCCGCAAAGCGGCGTACTACTAAGGATTCATGATGGCGACGAACATCGACAAGGCGCTCTACTCCGCCCCGACGGGCATCGAAGAATTGGCTCAGGCCGAACCAGAGATTGAGATCGAGATCATTGACCCAGAAGAGGTCAACATCGGCATCGACGGAATGGAGATCAGCCTCCGCCCAGAACCCAAGACCGCAGACTCATTCGACGCCAACTTGGCCGAGTACCTAGCCTCTGGCTTCATTGAAGGGCTGGGCGGTGATCTGGTGGCCGACATCGACCAAGACAAGGCGTCCCGCAAGGAGTGGGAGAAAGCGTACGTCGATGGTCTGAAGCTGCTGGGCTTGCAGATCGAGGAAAGAACAGAGCCGTGGAACGGCGCATGTGGCGTATTCCACCCGATGATCACCGAAGCTGTTGTTCGTTTTCAGTCAGAGATGATCACGGAGACGTTCCCTGCTCGTGGGCCGGTCAAGACCAAGATCATTGGTAAAGAGACGCCCGAGAAGAAAGAAGCCGCTGTCCGCGTTGAAGACGACATGAACTTCGAGTTGACCGAGGTCATGAAGGAGTACCGGCCTGAGCACGAGCGCATGCTGTGGAGCCTCCCGGCTACGGGCAGCGCCTTCAAGAAGGTGTATTACGACCCCAACCTGGGCCGTCAAGTTTCGATGTTTGTCCCGGCTGAGGACATCATCCTGCCGTACGGCACCACCGACATGGACACGTGCCGTCGCCTGACGCACGTCATGCGCAAGAGCAAGAACGAGTTGCTCAAGCTGCAAGCCGCAGGCTTTTACCGCGAAGTAGAACTGGGTGATCCCGACAAGAACAAGTCCGACATCCAGCAAGCCAAAGATAAAGAGACGGGCTTTAGCGATCTCAACGACGACCGCTTCACGCTGATGGAAGTGCACGTTGATCTGCACATTCCTGACGATCCCTACGGCGAGAAAGAAAACGAAATCGCTGTGCCCTACGTGGTCACGCTGATCCGTGGCACAAACACCATCCTGAGCGTTTATCGCAACTGGAACGAAGATGATCCGCTCAAACTCAAGCGTCAGCACTTCGTGCACTACCAGTACGTCCCCGGCTTCGGAGCGTACGGCTTTGGTCTGTTCCATCTTATCGGTGGCTTTGCAAAGAGTGCTACTTCGCTCATGCGCCAGCTTGTTGACGCTGGTACTCTGTCTAATCTCCCTGGCGGACTGAAGTCACGTGGTTTGCGGATCAAGGGCGATGACACGCCCATCGC